AGCCGAGCGTCCTTGACGAGTTTTTTTGGGCATCGAGACGAGTTTGACGGTTCCCCATGCCCCTTGCGTTGCCTTTGCCATTAAATCACCCTAGTCTTTTCATGTCCTACACGAATACGAGGGTCACACCACGTATCAATACCTTGCTCCTTAGCATCTAGGCAGAACGACACGTCCTCACCACACATATCTTGAACTGCACCAGACTCAAAGACTTGCATCTTAGGAGCAAACCAAGGATATTCCATATTCTCGAATACTCCCTTCTTAATTAACAACCAACCAAAACCAGTATAGTCAACTGTGAAAGGCTTGTTGCGTTTGCCCATTGACTCAACGGTCTCGTGATTCATAACTCCCCCATTCTTACGGAAGTCATCCTCTTCCAACCAGTGTGCAACTGAGGTAGTATGTCCATCTTCTGTAGCATACCAGCCTGCTGCGATCTGTCTTTCTTCACCACTCGCAGGTAGTGCTAGATCGCAGAGTTGCCAGAACTTCTCAGCAGTAAACACAATATCATTATCAATCCATAACTGATAATCATACTCTAATTTACCATCCCAAGGAATCTGCTTAGGTCCACGAAGAACATTTGCACCAAGACACTTACATCTTGCGAAGTTCACCATAGATGAATAATCTTGAGATATCTGTATACTCATTCCCGACTGCACCATATCAAAGCACAGTTGTACAAAATTCTTTAAGAAGGTATAAGAACAACCTCTGCCAGGAAGACAGAATACAATTGTTTTACCTTTCCATCTTTCTTTAATTGCAGGAATATCCCAACTAGGTT